CCTAGCAGGATCTGTTGCACCATCAGCTACAGTTGAAGTGTGTGTGTCTGCATTTGTTGTTATTGCTTCTGTGCCAAAACTTAATCCTTCTGCAATAAGCTCTAAGTTTGTATTTGTTGTTGTACCCCACGTTCCTGACGCATCTCCTGTTGCCATTTCGTTGAGTCTTAAATCATTTACATATGTACTTGCCATTTTATTTTATCCTCGTTTTGGATATATTACCTTTTTATAACATATTTAAGCAACTTCTTCCCAGTCAGCTTCTTGTGTTTCTGTTATATCTGTCCATCCAGGCGTTTGTGAACTGCTAATAGAATCCCATCCTGGTGTTTGTGATTCATCTATCATACCCCAAACAGCAATAAATCCAACCTCACCAGTCGCTTCGGATAAAGAAACGCTTACATTTGCTTGTGAATTTGAGGTAACAGAACCTATTTGTCCGTTTGCAGATACTCCATTTATGGTAAATTTTTCATTATGATTTACTGTGACAGAACCAATTGCGCTCGTAGCTGCAACACCACTAACAGCTACATTCGCTTCTCCATCTACATCAACACTTACTGATCCTAGTGTTCCTACTGCACTTGGTAAAACAGCAACCGCTTGGCCATTCACCCCCACTCCAGATATAGCACCTGTTGCAGATTGTCCTGTAGGTATTACATTAGCTTCCGCATCTACACTAGGAGTTCCTAACGCACTTGTAGCAACTTGAGTAGATAAAGTTATATTTGCTTCTGCGTCTATGACAGGAGTACCTAAAGCACTTGTAGCTGCAACTCCAGAAACGGAAATATTAGCCTCACAATCAAAACTAGGTGTACCTACTGCTCCAGTACTTGTTTGACCTGAAACAGATATATTGTTATCGCATCTGAGAGTTACAGTACCTAATGCAGAGGTAGCTGCGCTAGGCGCAGTAAGGGTAACAGGATTTGGTTCTCCCCAAGTATCAGAACCCCAGGTACCTCGACCCCAACCTGTGATCGCTGTCATTTTTTTACTAAGCTATTCGTATAATAGCTGTTGATGCTGCAGCGGCTGGGAATACTATTGTAAAGTCTCCTGCTGTAGATGTTTTATCACCGCCAAAATCAATAGTAGCAACTGATTTGTCAGAATTTGTATCATTATAAATCAAACATCCTCTAGCTGTTACTGTCGCTGTACCAAATGTTAAATCAGCGAAATCTGTAAATCCTGTTGTACCGCCAGATGTAGGAGCAACTTTTGTTAATGCAGCGCCTCCTGCTGTGTAGTTAGTACCACTTACTTCTTGAGAAGTCGAGTAGGCAGTTGTAGTTGCGCCCATCGTAGCAGAACTGGTAAACAACGCTAGTTTAAAAGCATTTCCGTTTGTTGCAAAGTTGTGAGTCGCAGTAAGAAGCTCTTTCTTAAAGCTGGTCGTTAGTGTACTAGTTATAGCCATATCTATATCCTCTTAATTATTTCAGCTACCTTCTCCTCTCCTGCCGTCATTAGCTCTTGTATCAAAGTAGCTTTATATGATTTTATAGCATTTTTAATATAAATTAAACAAAGTTGTCTAATTACCTCTTGATAGGCTTCTGCTTGTTGTCTTATATAAGGTTCTTGATCTTCGGATATATGTAATAATTTTTCTGTAATTCTTTCTGCCCAAAATTCAGGTGGATGTCCTCCATAGTTGCTTGTTTTAGCTTCTATAATCCCTAAAGCAGGCATACCTGGTGGTGTTATTTCATCTACCATTTTTTTGGATCTCCTGCGGTTGATTGCTTCAAATGACTGTCATATCTATCCATATACATGACTTTTTTTTCTTTTTCTTTTTTATCAATTTGACTTTGACTGAATACACATAACTTACCTTCTTTGTCATGCACAATAATTTTTGGGTCATCCAGCCTATGATATCCATACAATTTCTCTTCAACTGGTATGGATGTATCTAATAATGTTGAAGTATTTGCAACTTCTACGCGCACACCTTGCGCTTGGCATTTAGCTAACCAATACTCTACACATCCTCTACCTGCCTCTGCAAAATACAAATTACCTTTGTATGTAAAATCTACACCAAATAATTTGATACAACCTACTTTATTCCATAATGCAAAAGCTATTGCATAAGCTACTGTATTGTTTAGATAGTAACAGTTCAAATCTCTGACTATTTGTTCTACTGGGTATAAAACAAGACCTTTTGCTCTATCGTCTAGCTCGCAAGTATATATTGGCCCTTCATGGTTTTTTAATATTTTTATCATAGAATCAGTCTGACCGCCTGCGTCGTCACTATCAAAAAAGCGACTTGCAGGGTCTAACATAAATATTCTGTCGTGGAATATGACATCAGCAACGGCATTTATTGCCCATACTTCGTCAAAGTGTACTCCGTGGGATTTTGCAAGATTATAGTCAAACCAACTTTTGCCCATGCCGACAATAGCTACAGTCTTGCCTTCAAGTTTCTTGATAGGCTTCATACTTTCTCCTTTTATTTTTAACTTACTTGTGAGCGTAACGAGTCATAACGATATTCATCGCGTCTTCCTCTGGATTCTGCTCTATTCTTTAATCTATCTATGCTTTGTAAAAATCTTTTCTCGTAAGTATCGAGTAAACCTTGTTCACCCTTCATAAAAGTATAAGCCTCAACTAATGAACCATACAACATTGCTTCTCTAGCGTTTTGCGAAAGCCAAGTGCCACTTGTATTTGACACCAAACTTGTCGGTTTGTATAAGTAATGCAACTCAACTGAATAATTTGAGTCGGGAACAGGCGCAACGACAATAGATGTACCGCTACTTGATGATGTGCTGTATTCTTTGTCAAAATCTGCGTAGTACAAAGGCAGTCCTCTTAGACTGGTGTCAGCTATATCAGGTACATATTCCTGCATAAAGCTGGAGTGCTTCTTTTCTAAAAAATGATAATCACTTGAACCATCAATTACCGCAAGTGAAAAACTTAAAATAAAATCATTAGGACAAGTCAAAAATCTGTTTCCTGTAGAAAAACTTCCTATTTGATTCTTTCTAAAAAAATCAGATTGTACTAAATTGAATATACGATCTTCTGTGTTTTTTACAAAATCTGCAATTGTATTATCAAAAGTAGTTTCACTATTATTAGTAAAATTTTTAATTAGTGTTGTTAATTCTGAGTATGTCATGTAGTAATTGTAACTGTTCCTAATGCTGATGTCATTTCAGACAAAGAAAAGTTACTTCCTAAAATTGATGGATTCATTGATAAAAAATTGTTACTTGTACTGTTAAATACATTTGCGTCGCTGACTACAATAAATCCTTCGCCAGCCTCTACATCATTATTTGGTCTAGCTTTATATAATGCTTCATTATCAGATGGTTTTGCTACAGGATCGACTTGAGGAGCTTTTGGCTCATAACATTCGTCACAAACTTTTAAGTTATTCCATTCTTGTCTAAGATCATGTAATTGATACTCAAAACCACATCTATCACATAAACCTTTTGCAAATTTACCTACTGCAAATCCCATCAGTAACTACTTCTCATAGATGGTTTTATTCTAAAAGATGCACGATCTTCGTCCTGGTCTGCTGCTCTTCTAAACTCTTCTTCATACATTTGTTTAAGCATTTGAGTTTTGTCTGGCGCACGTTTGACAGATAGGTAATACGCTAAACCTGCTGTAAAACATGGATAAAATCTGAATGGCATATCCATTGTATCTCTTGCCGTATCAGCGTCATCCATCCTTACCAGCTTATTAAATACTAAAATATCAGTAGAATTTTCTGGAGTAGGCCACACTTTTATCGCTGGTGTAGTAAGTTTGTCTAAGAAAAATTGTGTAGGTCTGCCTTTTTGACTCTTTGTAGGTATGTTTATATATTCTGATCTGCTTATTCTAGTAATATTAATATCAGTATCTACGCTGTTTGTAGTTCTGCGTACGACCATATCTAATATATCAATTACGTTTGTATTGAGATTATATGAAGCTGTGCCTTCTGTTACTGTTTGAGTGCCTTGTTCGATAGTCCATTGATTTAAACCTCTGTTAGCCCATTCAGCTAACATAATGTTTATTGATCTTTTTGCTGTTTTGAGGTCATAACCAGTTCTAAGTTCAAGCCCACATCTTTCATAGGCTTCTTCTACGAACTCAGTTACATTAGGCTCGAAATTGGTGCTTCCTGACAAAGCCATTTCTATTTACTCTTTTTCTTAGCTTTCTTCTTAGCTGCTTTCTTTTTAGGCATGTTGTAGTAAATTCTATCATCTGCCGTTTTTTCTTCAGGTCTTACTTTTGCAGCTTCTCTAGCAGCTATTTTTGATTCCATTTTGGATTTTTTCTTAGCCATTGTTTTTCCTAGGATATTGTTGTTACTTTACGTCTGTTGTTCATTACCTTACCACAGCCTTTTGCGATGAATCCACCGTTTTTCATTTTGACTCGGTTCTGTTTTCTCATTTCACCGCCCATATTCACATTTACTTTAGCAGCTTTCGTATTTGCTACAACTGTTTTACCTTTTTTACCTTCTTCTTTCTTTTTTCTTGCAGTCGTTGCCCTTTGCTTTTTTGATAAACTGTCAGCTTTACTTCTAGGTAAACATCTATCTGGGTTTTTTTTATCTTCACTTGTTCCACACGGCCCTTTTATCGAACCATCAGTTCCAATTCTAACCCAGTTTTGTTCTCTCCATTGTTTGAGTTGACCCATTATCTGAGTCTCTCTTTCATTACTCTACCTTGTCCACGCACTTTGAAGACCAATCCACCGTTCGCTTTCTTTGTTCTTTTCTTTCCTTTAGCACCTTTCGCGTAGTTTGGATCTTTACAATATTTAGATGCTGCCATATTCGCATATGCGCTGGGATATGTATCAAAAGTTCTCTGCGCCCAAGCTTTACCTTTTGGACAAATTTTACCGCCACTTTTTGCTTTTTTAGCCATTTAACACTTCCACCTTCTTCTTGCTTGTCTAATTCTTGAATTTGGATTATTTCTAGTTTTTGCTGAACTGCGTTTTAGCTGTCCAAGTGATCTAGCGCAGTAAGATTTTCTGCGTTTTGCTGCTTTACTTCCTTTTTTAACTTTCCCTGTTACAGCAGTCTTTAGTTTAGAACCAGGGTTTTTCTTACGATAGGCTTTTACACCTTTTTTAGTCATACCAGCCCCACTCTTAGTGGGGCGGTAATTTCCACCTTTACCAACAGTTCTTCTTATTGGTTTGGTTTTTTTCCTAGCCATGTTTAAGCATGGAAAGCTGTTACGGTTGTAAACGTGCTTTGCGTGTACTGAACATATATACCGTTATCAAACAATAAACCATTATCAGGGATTGTTATATCTCTGGTTACGGTAGCACTTGCTACACTTCCAAGTTTAAATACACTTGTTCCAGTTGGCGAAGATTTTAGAAAATCTAAATTACCAGCCGTTCCAGAACATACCATATTTATACCTTGTAGCCTGCTTCTACCAGCAAAAATAACATCAGCAGCAGAATTGTTTATTCCTGCTGAAACGTTACCTGCTGGATTACCAACTGCTGTAATACTTGTTACTGTTTTAAAGTAACTACTTCCAGTAGCTGTACCAGCGTTAGCACCTGTAATGGATTCAGTTTGAGCATCACCATTTACATCTGTTCCAACAACTGTAAATGATTTAGCGGAGTCATCTCCAGCAGAAAGTATAGTTACTATCCTCCCTGCATCAAAAGTACAAGAACCGCCACTGGCTAACGCACCACCTATAGTAAGTGCTGCGTTATTACCAACGGCTGCGGCTGTTGAGATTCCATCAGCATCCAAAGCTTGAGTATCGGCAGTAATAAATACCGCTTTTACGTCTGATCCTGTCATTCTACCAGCCATGTTCTACTCCTACTTGGATAGTTTGAGAAGTTACTGTATCTGCCATTGTAGTCTCCTATCTTTCAATCATTACATTGATGTAATCGATAGTCATAGTTTTGGCTGCTGCTTCACCGTTTTGAATACCGAAAGATACAGTTAATTCTTCATCATCTGGTAAGTTAGTGTTTGCAATAGGCACAGGTTTTGCGTTGTTTACTGAGTAAAATACTTTTGATGCGTCAGTATCTATGAACCAGGCTACGGTGACAAACGTATCGTCTGCCATAGTAGCTATAGCTGCAGTAGTCGTATCTGTTCCATCTTTTTCAATATGGAAATCAAGATTAGTATCGCCATCATCTTTCATAAAGTATACGCCATCACTTACAGCTAATGGTGTTGTATCAGTTATTTGTAAACCCATAACAAAGTCAGATTGAGTAGCGTCTGATACTTTGAATCTAGCAGAAAAGTATGCTCTCTTGCTTGTACTAAGTTTAAAACTTTCGCCTTTTAACTGTAGAAAGTCCAAATCATTATCACCTGCTGCATTTGTAAGAAGTATTTGACCACCTGCGCCAGAAGTAAGTGCTTCTGTAGCTGATCCTGTACCTGCTTCTGTAGTTGTGATTGTAAAATCACCAGATGCGTAAGTCATAAAGTCATTGAAGTAACCGTAGTATGTTTGATCCGATGGATACGGTTGAAACATCGGTAGGTTTTTTTTATTTTCACTTGCGACAGTATTACCTGCCCAAAGTATTTGGTTTTGAAAATGTGGATTAGCCATTATGAACTCCTTTATTTTGTATTAATGGAAACCGAAACGGCCCTCATTAAGCTAATTAAACACAATATCATCTTACTCTGTATTAAAATAAAAATAAACCTTTATAGAAACATTAAAAAAGGGAGCATAAAGCTCCCTTAGTCAGTAGTTGAGTAATAAACCCTACTGTTGGTTCGATTAAGCTCCTTGAGAACCGTAAACTGCTCTAAAGTTAGAGTACCCGAAAGAGTATCTTTCTCTAGCTTTGTAGCGCATGTTACCTGTATCAAAGTCACCTTCCAACGCTGTTGACATTGGTGATCTTTCAAAATGCTTGAAACCATCAGGACAATCAGTTTTGATGAAGAAAGCATCTGTATCAGTTAAGTAGTGGTTTACTACATAACCATCAGGAATCATACCTGTGTTTTTAATTGCGTTTACGTCGTTATCTGAAGTTCCTACTCGCCCTGGAGTTTGTAGTAATCTATCAGCAACAAATTGCAGTTGAGGTGGAACGATTAGTTTCATTCCTCTTAAAGCAATGTTAAGTCCACGATCATCTGTAAATGTACTAATGTTAATTAGTGCATCTTCAAGTGATGTTTCATTCAAGTCAGCCATAGTAGTTGCACGGTTAGCAAGTGAGCCACCGCCACCTAAAGGGTGGTCAGTTGCAATCAATACTTTACCGTCACCACCAGCTATAGAGAACGCATTGTTCAATACAGCGGCTGCTTTGATTTGCTTTGTGTTAGCCATAGAACGTGCAAGAGCTTTAGTGTATCTAGCCCCTAAACGGTCATATAGGTTATCCTCTACTGCCTCTTCTGTTAAAGCAAAAGCAAGTGCTACAGTTTCGTGAGTGTAACGAGAAGTATAACCTTCGTTAGCGTTGTCAAATCTGACACCGCTTCCTTCAGCTTTTACTTCTGCATTACCAAAACCTGATATCAATACTTCTTCTTCAAACGCTCTGTCTGATGATTCAGTATCAAATATCTCAGCATGTTCTGCTTCGTACCTAGCATATTCCAACCCAAACAGGGCGTTCAAACCAGGCTCTAACTCTTTAGCGAGTTGACTTCTATTAATAGCCATTATTTATACCCCTGTTGCTTGTGTATATAGATGTTCGTTAATATATACGATTGCGTTTACATTAGCCGAACCAGTAGTACTGTTTGATGGATCAGTAGAGAATCCTACGATTCTAAACTGAGCAGTTGTAGCGGCCGTAGTTGCAGATAATTCTGCCGCTGACATACCAGTTTTGGTAGAGCCTGCGGTGTAAGAAAGTTCTGCGTTTAAGCCAACGTCTGTCTGTGCAAGTGAACCTGCACATTGGACTTCAAACAATGTATCTGGATCGTCTTCAACAAATGCTACAATATCAGATGATACAGTTGCTGTTGGATAGAAAGATGAGAAAACTACCTCACCTGAACTATTCGTGAACTTGCATCCTCTGAATATTCCCAATAAAGTTGTTGCTGCACCAGCTACTAGAATAGTACCTGTGTTCAGCATCTTTACTGGATCGCCCGAAAAGATATTTCCAGTTGCGCCAGAAGCAATTTCATATTCTGTGTTACCGCCATTTAAAGCAGCTCCACCTAATTTTCCTACTGCGCGAAACCCGAAAGGTGCATCTTTATTTGCCATGATGAATATCCTTTATTCAGTTTTTAAAATATGGTGATATACGTTAATTACGATTACCACCGCCAAAAGTTACGCTTGATTTTCTCTCTGGTTTTAAAATCGGAGAGCTTGGGTCAGATTCTTTCATTAAATCATTGTCAACCGCTTCTTGTTGCGTTTGAGCGCGTCCTTGAAAGTAGGCATTTCTTTCATTTCGCGTTTCTAATGGAATCTTTGCCAGTAACAAACCTCCCACGGATACAACACCTGCATGCTTTCCATCGTCAAGCGTAGGAACTTCAAAGTCGCCAATTTCTTCGGCTCTAACAAGGTCGAAACCTTCTCTTAACCTAGAACTAACGTTCTTTTTATCTTCCTGTCCAACGATTTCGGCTCTTATCCACCTGTATTCGTAACCTTCAGGTGCAGGTGGCGCGTCCAACATTGATGGGAGTCGCCAGGGTTTGCGAGCAGTACTTTTAGCTCGAGTTTCGGCAGAACGTGAAGTTCTGTTATTTTTTGATGCTTGCGCATCTGTATTCGTATCTTTATTCATAATAATTTTTTACCTTCTGATATGTTTTGCATATTCTTTCAGAGGCACATTCAAACGCCTCGCCATTTCAACTTCACTCTTAGTAAGTTTTACTTGCTTCTTCCTACCAGAGCTTTCACTTCGACCAGCAGGTGCAACTGTTTGTTGCATCTTACTTTTTGTCGCAGCTTCTCCACCATCGTTAAACTTATGTGGGAACTCATTGCGAATACGTTTATCAAGCTCAGAATAGTATATAGGATCGCTTGCGTCAATTCCTTCCTCATTAGTTAATATATCGTGTATTGTAAAAGCAGCAGTCGTCATCACTTTATCTTCACCAAACCACTCATTTTTGTTAGCCCATTTTTCTGCTTTAGGATCTACTTGTGGTTTAGGTTGTTGTTGATTAAGTTGTTGGTTTTGCGGTGCTTGTGGTACTGACTCTACTTGTATCTTACTTGTAGCCAACTTACTTTCTTCGATATTAATCTTATCAAGTATATCTTGCGCTTTGGTAACTTTGTCCCAATCTTGATCTTGATAAGCAGATTTAAGAACTGCGTTAGCCTGCGCTCGTTGAGATTTAAGTCTACTTTCAGCTTCAGTTTCATAATTGCTTTTTAACTGCGTACTACTTTGCTTCAACTGCTCATTTTGTGCTTGTAAATTTTTTGCATATTCATAAGCAGAATTAGCAGCCCTTTCTTGCTCTCTCATTTTTTTGGTAAGATTTGCAATTCTTTTTTGGACATTCTTAGAATAATCTACTAATTCGTCTTCTTCTTTATCTTTTGCAGTTTCTTCCTCCGATATATTCTCTATCGGTGCAGATTCTGCTTCAGAACTTTCACTAACCTCTTCATCTAGCTCAACAACCTCGGTAGGTTCTTGTACTGATTCTTCGGTTGCTTCTACTTTTTCAGCATCTTGCATGATAACTCCTCATGGTTAAACACTAACGATATCGTCAGGGTCGTCTATAGTTGCGATAACTTCGTCATCGTTGATGATACGGCACTCTGCATCGTCGCCAAGTTTAAACCTAGCTCCTGCATATCTACCAATTAATACCCATTGTTTTTCTTTTGCCCAAGGGGTGTCGCCAAATTTATCTTTATCTGAATAGCAAAGTGGCCCACATTTAAGAACATAAGCAACAACAGTAGCTAACGCTTCTCTGTCAACGGTTTCTTTTGCTAATACAATACCGCCTTTGGTGACGGCTTTACCTCTATATGGAAGAATTAGCATGCGCCAACCTGTAGGGTTTGGCATACGTTCTAATAGAGATTTATCTAGTAATGTAGGGTCTAGTACCCTTTCTTCTGGTTTAACGAAAGCATCGTCTACTGGCGATCCATTTCCGTCCCAACCAGGCTCTTGTTTTTTGTTTTCCTTCTCAATCTCGCTTGCGATATGGTCAGGTAATACTACTCCTGTCATCGTTTTCACCTATTCTTTTAAGCAATTCTCTTATTTCAAATTCTACGTCATCGAGAGAATTGTAACGACCACGTAGATAATGATACTCTTCAAAATCTTTTGTACCGTTTAAAATCAAACTTTGTAAATCTGATTTCTTTTCAGTAATTATTTTTAATAGGAGTGAGGCTAATGCGTCATCCATTAGTAAACACCAGAAAACTTACCACCGAACTCGGCAGCACCCATACCTCTCGCTTTGCCTTTACCCATACCTGGCTTTGGAGTTGTATTTGCATCAAATGATTTTGCTTTCTTAGTAACTAAGTTGCCTTTGTTAGAATAAGATTGCTTACCATTTAATACAGTTGGTGTTTTCTGATCTTTAATTTCTGTTCTTTTTATCATAGTTATAGCTCTTTTAATCCAATATCAATTAATTTTAGTTCCTTTTGTTGGTCAAGTCTATCTTTCGTAGTG